ATCATGTACTGTTCCACCAGACGCTCTGCCGTCTTAATAGCTTTCCAGCCAACCGTTGAACGCTGATTCAACGGGTCTTCTCCCGAACCCAGCTGTTTGACAATATGCTGTAATCCGCCACCTTCTACTTCGGTTACACCATAGGCGTGTGCTGCTATTACCATTGTGCAGTAAACCGCCAAACCTTCCGGACAAGTTTCGTCTTTCAGAATTTTGGCTTCTGAATTTTCTACGAAACGGATATTGCCAATGCGTCCGATTTCACCCTTCCACATCTTATCCGGTGTCGTGTACTTATTCCACTCCTCAAATCCCTTTGATGTTTTCACATCATAAGCAGCGTTCGGATGAATAACACATACAAAGGCATCCTCTATTGTTTCCGCGTTTACACTTCCAAGATAGGCTGCTGCCTGCAAAAAGATATCTACATTCAATTTGCAGGTTCCATCCAATGTCTTTCTTGTAAGGACCTCTGTGCCGTCCGATTTAGGTGCATACATTACATTGGTGCCGCCGCTAATTACATCACGCGTAATGGTATCTAATGTACGTCCAGCCTGCGAACCACTTAACTTTGTAGCCTGCACCACATTGTTATCAATTGCTGTGAGTTCCAGCACATCCGTAAGAGTGATATAATCACCGTACTGCTGTACCTCGGATTTAACCGTGGTCACCTTCATCTTACTACCATCCGGTGTCACGCCTTCCTGCAAAGGTTTCGTATTCTTCGGTAACGAATCATACTTTCTAAATTCGATTACCTTACCACCGTTTTTCGGAATTGGATATTTATCACCAAACTGGTCAAACACCAATTTGGGCTCTGCCATCGTAATCAGAGATTTTTCATAAAACTCTTTCATCTCGGCGGTCATTCCCGAGTCACTTGTCGTATTTGGATTTAAATTCCCTGCAAACATCTGTAAAGACATTCGTTTTGCCAATTTTCTTGCTCTGTTCATTTTGCTTACCTCCATTCTGCACATCGGTCAGAATGTAATTTTCTCACCGCGTGCGGCTCTTTTTGATAACTCATCGATATCTTTTGCTGTCAACTTACTTATGTCAATTTTCTGTTCTACCGGCTTCGAGGAAACATTCGTCCCATTCTCAGGAGGACGCAAGCCTTTCGCGCGAATACCATCCGTAACACGCTCCGCTGTTTTAGCTGATGCCATCTGCATAGCTCCTCGCATGATTTCATCGTGATGCGCTACTTCGTACGCCGTTCTTACATCAATGCCATTCTGCAGCAACTGCAGGAAGTCTTTATTCTCAACCTCCTCATCAAAGCTAAAATCCGGATAAATTTCCTTTAATGCGTCTGCCTCTGACATCCACTTGCTATACGTTTCATCTGCCTGACGAATTCTCTGCGTCTCCTCAGCCGCTCGTCTGAATTCTTCATTCTGTTTTTCCAAACGATAGAATTCACGATACTGTTCCGTGGACATTCCCTTTGCCATGGCACGCTCTTCGAACATGGAATCATCTTCTTCCAATGCCCTTAACATGTCATCCGCATCTGCGGTCTTGTCCAATCCATATCGCTGTGCCACAAAATCAAGGACTTTCTGCGATGATGATAACCGCTCTTCCATTTCCTTGGTCTGCTTAAATCTGTCGTTAATTACTTTCTGAACACTCTGGTTATATTCATCTTTGAACTCCCCTTTAATCATGTTCTTCCACTTGGTTCCTCTGTCCTCTGTACTTTCCTCACTGGTATCTGTCTGTACCTGGACAGTCTGCTGGTCGCTCTGACCCTCTAAGCCATTCTCAACCGCTGCGCCTCCTGCTTCTCCTGCGCCCTCTGCAAACAACTGCAAATAAATTTTGTTTTTCATAGGTTTCATTCCTCCATCGTCTTTCCGAAGTGTCGCTACCATCGTCTTTCCGAAGTGTCGTTTCCATCGTCTTTCCGAAGTGCCAGTGGTTTTCACATCACTACCATATCACGGTTTAAATTTTGTTTACCCCCAAACTCCCATGGTTTTTGAAATTAAAATTTTTATGTACTCCGGATACTGTTCTTCCAGAGCAAGCAAAGCATCTATAACCATACCAAACACAATGTTCGCTCGTAACTTACTTCTGTACGCCGTACGAATCATAGCAAGTCCGCTCTTGACTTCCACCTGCTGCCCCGGATACATTTCTTCATGATTTTCAATTTCGTTTGCCAGCATACCAACAATTACGGATACTGCAGCACATACAATATCCTTCCCATGTTCCGCATAACCGGCATGTCCCACTACATTCAATTCAAATTTTTCTTTGGACCACACAATTTGTATACTTAACATACTAATACTCCTATACACTCGCCATACTGCTTGCCTGCTCTTTTGCTCCATCCAAACGCTCACTCTTTGTCATGGCTCCACCTAAGGAATCATTTTTCATTGTCTGTTTAGAATCCTGCCCCGGAGGATTTGTGTCACCACCATTTACGACCTCCTGACCCTGCATTCCAGTCATCTGCATCAATTGCTGTACCTGCTGCTGCAGTGCCATCAACTGCTGGTACATGGTTCCATTATTTTGGATTTTCATAATAATTTTTTCTTTGCCCTCAAACTCCATCATATCAAGGCATGCCAACGATGCATCCGCATTGCCGGGAGCGAAAAAGCCTTTATCATAAAACTGGAGAGCGAGTTCATTCTGCGCCATTCGTGAGTAAGTTGATTTCTTGGCCGCCGATACAGTAACGTCAAAGATCGGCAGTCTCTCTCCTACTTCAACGCCCATCTCTTCTCCACCATCCTGCGGAATCATGCCACCATTATCAAAAGTCGCAAATTGCTGTTCTCCTTTTTCGCCCAGTATGCGAAATTTACGTGGTTCATCATAAAACTGACGTATCAGTTCAATAACCATGTAACATTCTTCCATATATGCCCGATAGGTTCCTCGAATCATATCACGCGACAACTTACTTCCTGCCTCCTGCAAGGCGGCAATTGCCGTAGCAGCAGTAACACCACTTTGTGTACTTCCCTGCGAGAAGTCACGGTTACCTGATGTTTCTTTCAATTCGTTTATCTTTTCCTCTTTTACGTTGATACACTGTGTTGGCGGAACTACTGATTGCATTGGTTGAATATCATCCGGATTTCCGGTGTAGTGTACGACTTCCTTAGTCCAGTCGTTAAATTCATCCTCATTGATTCCTCCTGTGTCTTTTGAAAGGTATCTGGCTTTGCTTGCCTTGATAGCAGAATCCAATATTACCTGGTCTAATTTGTCAATATAAAGCTGTGGGTCTTTCATGATATCTATGTAACCAAATCCCACTGGTGTCCCCTCTTCCGGGAACATAACATCAAACACATACGGATACATCCCATGGTCATAATATCCTCTTTCTACATACTCCGGATCATTTTCGGACGCATACAGAATTTTGTCATTTACGAATTTGCAGTAATGCAGTATATCCTTTGTTCCATTGTCTTTTTTGTAGTACCAATCTACAACATACGATTTCTCCGAAGTGTCGACATTTTCCGCGTTGATATATTTAGTTAGTACGATGTCACTTCCCGTCAAATCAATATCCGGATAACGTTGTTTTAAAATTTCGTTATCCATCAATTCCACGTGGAAAAGATTTGCAGATTCTTGAATTTTGTTAATACCCGGTTCCCAAAATAAATTCAGTATATCTATTTTGGCAATGTTGATATCACCAACTCCATTGTTCTTACGCGAATCCCATACTATCTTTTTCACACTGGCTCCTTGTTTCAGTTTGTACCATGCACAATCGTTATACGTTTCTTCATATCGATTGTATTCAAGAACTACCGGCAGAATGGAGGTCAGTGTTTTCGCCGTCTGTTCATCGGATGACTCACGTGCCAGTACAGTAGGTTCCGGGAAGTTGTCCATCATATCCGCATGCTTGTTATTAATCGAGTTATGCAGCCATGCGGAAACCGGCTCTGTCATTCCTTTCTTTTTTTTCTCTTCCTCCGATTCAATAATTTGCCAATGGCGTAATTTCCACCATTCTTCATTGGCTCTTATTTTTCTATCGAACCGGTCTTTCCCCTCTTTGTATTTCTTTAGGGTTTCCGCCGCTTTTCTCACATCATCCTCTGTCAGATTTGTGAGTTTTTCTTTCTCATACTGTTGCATTTCCTCTTGTGTGTTTGGTTCTCCGGCACTTCCATCCAATTCTGCCTGCGGTGTCGACTTTTCGACACTTTCAGGCATAGGTGTCCTCTGCTCTTCCATCTCTTTTTCTTTCTTTTGTGCAAATAATTGTAAATTCATATTCTGCCTCCTAAATCATATAAAATTCATATCTGTTTGCATCTTCATTTGATGTTGTCCTTTGATTCAAAGGATCATCCCCTATATGGTCACGCTCCAGCACATTTTTCCTTGGGGATATTGGATTATCCATAAGCACATACCTGCATTCGTCGTAAATATGGTCTTCCTGTGTAGTATCAATATCTTCCACATCACTCTCGCTATACACGAGTGCCGGGATTGTTCGGATAAAGTGTTTACATGTATCAAATACCTGGAACATGGTATCTCCATCTTCATCAAATGCCATCCGGTAATGATACTGCATCTTTCCGGCAAGTCTTGCATTATCGCCCGGACTAAAGAGAATGTTGTTTGGATGTTTCTCCATCATTTCCGCAATGGATTCACCACGTGAGCAATCCCATATGGACGGGTCTGCGATGCCTATTATCTTTTTGCCTTTGAGGTTTGGGTCCTCATTTTCAATTTCCCTAATGTGTTTTGCCTGCTGGGTTGGGTCTAACTCCAGTCCCACATTGGGTTCACCGGTGCACCCATAATACTCGCGGATTCGATAAATCTTTCCGTTTTCATCTGCCGCATACCATCCAACGCTAAAAGGTTTGGCGAACCCATAATCATATCCACGCCATATACGCCAATAGGATGGTATTCTGAACGGCTCTATAACGTGAGTCCACTTTCTGTCCTTATAGTGTTCCGGGTCATTTCTCCACTCTTTAAATACTTGTCCGGAAAAACTGTCCCACGAACCATACAATAATGCTTTACGCTCTGCCTCCGGCAGCATGGCAAGATTGTCCAAATAATAGGGGTCATTCTCTAGTAATTTTTTGTTATCAAATACCGATGATGGGATAAAGATTCTCTTTCGTTTCACCTGAATCTTTTTTCCGTCCGGGTCAAGAATTGTCCGTTCTTCGGTAATCGGTGTTTCCGGCGGTGCCGCTGTAATAAACCGGTCTTTCACCCATGCATGGCCAACACCGCCCGGATTGGCAGTTGCCCTCATGTA